TTGACGGCAATTATAAAATTGTTGTCATGAGTTGCAGGATCTCCATCGCCTCTGATGTCATATCCAGATGCAATAAAAGCTTTCCGTAAAGCTGGAACAAATTTAGAAATCATAAACCTATCTAATTTGTCACCAGTAACATTAGGAGGATTTGGTGGATTAAATGCATGTTGAATTATATTCATGCCTCGGACTAATCCGGCAGCAGATACTAAGTACTTACCGTTTTTTGCAATCTTACCCATTGGTGAACAATCAGCAGATACATCATATCCGGTTGTTTGTGAGTCTGCTGCAATTAAACACCAGTCATCATGTTGGACTGCAACTATAGTTGTCATTCACAATCCTCCGTAGCTAGTTCTCCACCGATTCCCATATATGCTGCACCATCAATCCAACTATCAGTTTTATCTGGTGATTGGATTAATCTAGCAACTTTAACTTGAGTCATACATAATGCTACTTGATAAGGAAGGATCTCAATACCTAATACAACACTCCATAATTTAGCAATCCGATCATGGTTTTGTTGTGGAGTTCCATAGTCATCTTGTCTGTCGTTGTAGATCAAGTGTTTAGCCTCATCTAATATGTCTTTGCGATTCATTAATCTAACCAGACTTGGTACGCTGCTGTTACGCGACCACGTTCTGGATCTATAAAGTGGAGTCGTTGACTAGGCACACCCGAAGCAGCCATGGAGTCCCGCGCATAGCGGTTATCTGATTCTGTTGAACCAGTCCAATAGACAGAGCCAAGACCGTCGGATAAGGGTTCTTGCGCATGACGATGGTAATGACCAAGGTAGATGTCTTGGAAAGTCCAGTCGAAAGCTCCTGCTTTCCAACGGTTTCCAGCTGACTGCCATGCGGACGGAGAAGCAAAACCAGATCTACCAACTTCATCGCCATGCATAAGCAAAGCTCTATAAGCGCCAATCTCAATTTTTTGAATATCTTCAGTTCCATGTAAAGGATCCCATGTTAATCTCTTATTAATTCCTTCATCAGAGCAGAGAAGTTGGCGAGCGAGCTCATAGCACATTCGATCAAAGTTGTCTGATTTAGGGACGTGATCTCGTTTGGATCCGATTCGTCCATGGTTTCCCCATTCTGCTATTACGGTTACGTTGCTATATACCGAAAGAGCATGTCGCACAACATCGACAATTAAACGGCTCACAACTATGTATTGGTCATATAAACTTAAATCAATTTCCCATAACTGAGCTGGATAATTAAATAAACCTTCAACCATATCTCCACCAAAACATATGACCACGTCATTAACCGGATGATCTTGTCTTTGGATTTCAGTTATCTTACTTGCTTTTTTACAAAAATCTAACACTCTAGTTCTCATAATTTCTGAGTTATAACTAGTAGTTACTTTGCTTCCTTGCCAATCAGTAAGGTGCCAAAGTGCTGTTTCAGTTTTCTTTTTTCTTTTATCTACTGGCGGTCCAACAATTGGTTTCATAGGACCTAACGCAAGAGTAGCATCTTTACAAGCCTGAATTGTGGCTTCAACTAACTCATCTGTTCTTTGTTTGGCTTTCGATAATTCTTTTTGAGTTCTTATTAATGTCTGACGTAATTCTGCAACAGTTGGATCCGTCTCCGACTGTAATGCTTTAACATCGTCCTGTAAGCTCACTGAGTCCCCTTGCATCTGCATTGTTGAGTTCGATGTTTCCACACCGCGGTTTCACCTACTGCGTAACCGTTTTTCTTTAATAATTGAGAAACGTTCAAATTAGATACACTTGATTCAAATAAAGCTTTTAGTGAGTCAAAATCTTCTTTTTCTAATTCGTGATGAATAGAACCTATAATACATTTTTTGTCTATTTCACCCATTAGTTGTTCTACCGATTTAGATAAATCCCCCTGTTTCATAATTAATTAGTTCCTCTACCGTAATCTTTTGAATTCTTAGATGCCCATTTAATTGCAGGTGCAGTAAGGGCACCAATTAAAACAGCATATTGTGGATTCATGTCAGATAGTAAAGCAACTCCCATTGTAATGGCAGAAGCTGTAACGGCAAGCGCGTAATCAATAATGGCTTTCTTTGTCTTTGGGTTTATTACCACTATTTACTCCATTTCGGTCGACCAAATCCTACAACGAAGTTGGTCAATTTTCGTTTATTTGATGTCTTATATGCTCTGATTCTTTCAGCAACTTGTCCACCATTTGCTTGACTTCCACCTTTATGTTTCTCAGCAGAAGTGTTGCCTTCTATTGTGGTGATAGTTCCATCACCGTTATCTCGGACAACAATACCAACATGCTCAACAGGAGCTCCGCCTTCAATAAAATCAAAAAACACTATATCTCCTGGTTGTGGTTTTGCAGTTTCTGCATTACTCCATGAACCAGTGCCCTGGAATGCTGCAACTCCACCGGGAGTCCATACAACATTAGGCATTTTATATTTAACTTGAGCCGCGCACCACATTACAAATGAACCACACCAAGGCTTAAAATTGGCTTTAGTAAAAGCACCATACTTAGTTTCGTTATTTTTAGGTCCTTCAACAGTCCCCACTTCTGCTTTTGCTACGGCAAGGAAATCGTTAACTTGGCTCATCAGTAATGATCCTTTGTGTGTTCCTCAAACTTGCCTTCTAGTCTAGCTAAATCTACACTTATATTAGTTACATCTCTTTGGATATTATCAACCGCGTCTCTTAAAGAAGATCCGTGGTTTGGTTTTAACTCCACTAGATATTTCTTTATGATCCAACCAAAGGCTGCTAACAATCCTAAAGCCCCTGATATTACTGTTGACCAGTCTACTATAGACATTTATCTCATATTTCCTTTTTGGTATCGATGTGGGCAATTTTTTCCACATCTAGTAATTGAGTTAAATCAGCGCGAAGAGAAGCAATTTGTCCTTCATACATAGAAGTTAGTTCACCTATTCTTTGTTGAAGAGCCATTATCATTAGCTCATGCTTTGTTTTAGATTCACTCATATTCCCCCCCTATCAATTTATTCGGCTTGTACTACCTTGTATCTATCTTGTAAAGCGCTTATCTTTGTTTCAAATACATCAATTTCCAAATTAATGGATTGTATATCTGCTGTATTTGGTGAGATTGAAGCTGATTCCTCTAACAAAGTAAGTTCTAAATTGTACTTATTAATCTCTAAATCCCGGATCCGAACGTTAATAAGGCCAAGTTTGTCCTCTTTGCTAATACTCATATTGACCATTTAATATCCTTATTTTTCTAGTTTAATAATTTCAGCTTCTAGTGCTTGGATTCTTGCTGTCGTGTTTGCTACCTCTACAGTTACTAATGCAATGGTATCCACATTTTTAGGAGACAAAACATTCTCTTCAATAAGTGCTGCTTCTAAATTATATTTATTGCTTTTCAAACCCTTAATACGATTATTTAAGATTTGAATTTTTTCTTCATTAGTTAGTTCAATTGACATATTTCTCCCTAGTTTAGACGCATCCAGAAGATGTTCTTGATGCAAATGATCCTGCTATTGTTCCTGATATTGTTGCGTAATGAGTAAAACTTGAATTTACTCCAGTCCAGGTATATGACATTGCCGTGCCAGATTGGCTAGCTGATGTGGATGATGCTCCACTGCAACGCCATAATGTTAATGACCAAGAACCTGAGATAACTGTAGCTGTGGAAGTACCACCAGTAACAGAACTCCAAGCGCCAGCATTTCCAGTTGAACTAATTGCACGAACCCAGTAATAGTTAGTTGTTGTGCCTCTATCTGTTTGAAAATTTGTATCTGTGTAAGATGTACTATATGAAGTGTAATAAGCAACTCCTGGATTACTGTTAACAGTATTCCAGCTTATTTCATAGTATGAAGCTCCTGATGGAACACTCCAACTTAAATTGTAATTAACTAATACTGTATAGGTCCAACTTTGAGTTTTTACAGTAGAACTATTTCTTGTAAGAAAAGTTTCAAAACTGTATAAAGAATAACTTTTTGTATGACTTAATCCAGTTACTTGCCCTGGAATAATTACTGCAGTTTGAGTTGTAGCAGTTGTGTACACCCAAGATGATTGACCGTCACTATTAGAAGCCTGTACCCATAAATAATAAAAAGTTCCAGCAGATAAAGTACCGGCTGCAAACGTTACAGAAGTTCCAAACGTAAAATCTCCAGCATAAGGAGATGGCGTAGAACCAGTAGTATTAAAAGTATAATAATAACCAACTGCAGCATCATGAAATGAGTCAGTTGTTGGCGCTGTCCAAGAAAAAGTTAAATAAGTTGTTTGAATATTACTTGCGGTTAGACTAGTAGGAACATTAGGTGGTTTTAAGGCTGTTG